GATTACGAAATTATGCCGCCTTTTCGCCAGTTGTCGCGCCGCACGGTGCTGCTCACACCNNANGAATCTACCTGAACGATCAAGCGCACGGTTTTTTATCATCTCAGGCTGGTTTTTAATCCCCATCAGCTCCGGTGCTAGTGCAGCGGCCAGTTCTGCACCGTTCTGCTGCATAAAATCATGCAGTCGGTTACGGATGCTGATGCGTTGCACCTCCTCATGTGAGCGGATATAGCGACCGGCGGCCTGATTAATCTCCCATTTTTTTATATCGATGAGCTCACGCAGCATCTGTAAGCAGCGGGAACCCGTTGCATTGTCATCTAGCAATAATTCCTGATATTCCTGCATTGCGGCGGCCAGTTCGGTTTTACGGTTCAGCCACACGGTTTTGTTCGTCTGACAGGCGTCACAGGCCTGCTGTAAGGTCAGAGTGGTCACGGGTTGTCTCTCCTGATTAATGGCAGAACGGCGAGCTGTAGCAGCCTTTTACCCGACGGGGTGCCACGGGGGCTGTCGGCACCGGCGCGGGTTTCTCATCGACGACCGGCGAACGTATCACTTCAAAGATGGACTCATGCGTTTTAAATGTCGCCGAGCAGTGCACATTCTGGCACTGCAGGTAACTCTCTTTGACGCTGTCAGACATATAGCGGCTGGTGCGAACGTGTGCCGCCGTGCGGCAGAAAGGGCAGCGCATCATGACAATAACCCCCGAGCCTTCAGGTCAGCTTCACGTTCCTGCATTTTTTCCTGCCAGACTTTTCGCTGAACGGGAGTGGCCGCAACGTCATGCTCCATATGCGGCAGCGTGGAGGCCGACAGTCCTGTTTTAAACAGCACCGGTTCATCGGTCAGACGGATATCGCAGCCTTTCACCGCCTGCTCAAGTCGGTCTTTCACCTGCTGCATAACGGCCTGTTCTGGCTGGATATAGCCCTGATGCCCGGTGGTATTGGCAAGCGGGTTATTAAGAACCAGTATGTTGAGTTTCATTGCCCTGACCAGCGCGCTACAGGTATCACGCAGGGCAACATCGAGCTCATGCTCTGCATACTGGCTGAGGACGCTGTAATGTGCCTGACGGTACGCTCTGGCCGTCCGGTCACAGACTCCCTTAAGGCTGTCCAGCTCAAAAGACAGAACCTCAGCCATATTGTCACATTCCTGCGCCAGTTCCCGCCGTGCCACGCGCGCCAGATGGCGTTGTTTCAGCTCGTCGGTAACGACAGCACCACCGGCACGAAAGGCGGCGCGCCATGCGCCGGAATCATTGCCGTTTTCCTGCTCCAGTTCATTTTTTTGCGTTTGCACCTGGCTGATGGCCGTCGTGGTTTCATCCATACGGCTGGCATTGGCGAGATGCGCCGAGCGGGCAGTCTCAAGGCGTTCCATTGCAGGTTTAAGGTAGTCGGGAATAACAGCGGTCTGAGTCATGTCGGGTCTCCTCTTCGTTTCAATCTGAGGAGATTCTGCCGCGCCAGACACAACAACACGATTCATTGGCGTTGTGGCAAAAATGACACAAACAGACCTTAAAACCCGGCTGGCCAGAGAAAGGTCTCAGGAAACCCTTACTCACTGTTTGTTTTTTTACTAATAACTATTCACTACTGTTCACCTTAAGAAAAAAGATAAGTAATACAGTTAATTAAAGGGTGAACAGTTGAAGGTCTGACTGTTCACCGTCTGTTCACCACTGTTCACCCTTCTGTTTTTCTCTGCCGATACCTTTAGACTTTATTTCGATTAAAAATCAAAAATATATAACTAAAAGAAATAGAAATTGCTGCATTGTAATGCAGTGATTTGCATCTGTTTGCCAGCGTTTGCCTTTGTTTGCCATAGCGAAAAGTCAATGTTTGTTTCCACGAAAATCTCACATGACCTGAGGAAAAATATAGACATAATAAGGAGCTACCCGAAGCCGGACGGACACGACCGGCACCGTATGGACTTTATGAGGTAGCCCGATGCACACCGCTTTTTCTTCCCCGTCTTCTGCCCCTGCCGCGCCGCTGATGCCGGTCTCTGACGCCGTTCATGAGCGTTTTATTCGTCTGCCTGAAGTGATGCATTTATGCGGCCTGTCTCGTTCGACCATTTATGACCTCATCAGCCGGGAAGCTTTCCCGAAGCAAATCTCCCTCGGCGGTAAAAACGTGGCGTGGGCGCAGTCTGAAATCACCGCATGGATGGCGGATCGCATTGCCGAACGTAACCGGGGTTATGACGCATGATGATGACCGTTCAGCAAACAGCCCCTTTTTCTGGCTTGCTTCTTTTCATCGTTTCCAGGTATAGTTTTCCCGCTGCCGCAAAATCGGCAGCCGGGCGTAGGAACCCGAGTTACTTATTGGCGACACCAGACGCGCCATGCGTCTTTTTTTACGTCGTTGCTCAGGCACACCCATTTTCCGGGCTGTGGTGCTTATACCTTAGCCCCTGTCAGATAATGGTGGTCCGGGCGGGGCAGCCTTCGGGCTGGCCGGTTTCCAATAAGGCCGGTATTCCTACCCCCGTTCGGGTCACCACCCATGAGCGTAGGAACTCCGGTGGTGGCAATTACCGCTACTTATTGGAGGTTGCCGCTATGGCTACGACCCTCACCCTGCCACACCCGCAGTTTGTCTTTGTGTTTGCCGCCGTTCGTCGCGCAGACCGTAAACCCCGTATCTGTATGCTTCGCACCGTTGCCGGTGATGAACACGCTGCACGTCTTTCCCTCGTTCGCGATTATGTCCTCTCGTTCGCTGGCCGTCTGCCGGTTGCGGAGGTGTGCGCATGAGACACACCACCATTACTGCCCGTGACCTCGAATGCCTTGAACATATGCGCAACGTCGGTCAGCTCGTCAGCGAACTGATGCAGGTGCAGGACTGTGCCACTGTTCGCCGTGACCCGGCGCAGCAGTTACAGCTCACCTCCGTGATTTACCTTATGACCGCCCAGCTCGACGGCATGGTCGAACGCTGCAATCAGCACTGGCTGACCGGGGAGGACAACGTATGAAACAGCCATTACCGCCCGTATTACGCGCCGCGCTCTATCGCCGTGCAGTGGCCTGTGCCTGGCTGACCCTGTGCGAACGCCAGCACCGTTACCCGCGCCTCACCCTTGACGCGCTGGAAAGCGCCATTGCTGCCGAGCTGGAGGGCTTCTACCTGCGCCAGCATGGAGAGGAAAAAGGTCGCCAGATTGCCTGTGCACTGCTCGAAGATTTAATGGAAGCCGGACCACTGAAAGCTGCCCCGTCGCTGTCCTTCCTCGGGCTCGCGGTGATGGATGAACTTTGCGCCCGCCATATCACCGCACCGGTACTGCACTGAGGGAGAAAATAACAATGAAAATGAACGTAACGGAAACCGTAAAACAGGCGTGCGGTCACTGGCCGCGTATTCTCCCGGCGCTGGGTGTGAAGGTGATTAAAAACCGGCATCAGGCCTGTCCGGTGTGCGGCGGCTCTGACCGCTTTCGCTTTGACGATAAAGAGGGGCGCGGGACGTGGTACTGCAATCAGTGCGGCGCGGGTGACGGGCTTAAGCTGGTCGAAAAGGTGTTCGGTGTAAATCCGTCTGAGGCCGCCCGGAAGGTGAACGCCGTCACCGGTAATCTGTCGCCGGTTGCCCCGGAAGCGATTGCGGCCGCAGAAGCCGGAACCGATGCCGACCTCCAGGCGGCGGCCGCGCTGGCCGTCAGGCTCATGGAGAAAACCCGCCCGGCCACCGGCAACGCCTACCTCACCCGCAAGGGTTTCCCCGACCGGGAATGTCTGATGCTCACAGCCATACATAAAACCGGCGGCGTGACGTTCCGCGCCGGTGATGTGGTTGTCCCGCTGTATGACGATACCGGGGCGCTGGTTAACGTTCAGCTTATTAATGCTGATGGTCTCAAACGCACCCTGAAAGGCGGTCAGGTCAAAGGGGCATGTCATATCATCGAGGGGCAGAAACAGCCCGGAAAACGCCTGTGGATTGCGGAGGGTTATGCGACCGCGCTCACCGTGCATCAACTGACCGGCGAAACCGTCATGGTGGCGCTGTCCTCCGTGAACCTCCTTTCTCTGGCGAGCCTTGCCCGTCAGAAGTCCCCGGCCTGTCAGATTGTCCTCGCCGCCGACCGTGACCTTAACGGCGACGGCCAGAACAAAGCCGCAGCGGCCGCAGGAGCCTGCGAGGGCATTGTTGCCCTGCCACCGGTGTTCGGTGACTGGAATGATGCGTTTATAGAAAAAGGTGAGGAAGCCACGCGGAAAGCCATTCATAACGCCATCCGGCCACCGGCACAAAGTCCGTTCGACACCATGAGCGAGGCGGAATTTACCGCCATGAGCGCCAGCGACAAGGCGATGCGGGTGCATGAGCATTACGGCGAAGCGCTGGCTGTGGACGCGAACGGCCAGCTTCTGTCCCGCTATGAAAACGGCATCTGGAAAAATATCCCTGCCGCCACTTTTTCACGAAATGTTGCTGATTTATTCCGGCGCGTGCGTGCCCCGTTCTCGTCGGGGAGAATCACCTCAGTGGTGGAGACGCTGAAGCTGATTATTCCTCAGCAGGAGGCACCGGCGCGCCGTCTGATTGGTTTTCGCAACGGGGTACTTGATACCCAAAGCGGCCTGTTCAGCCCGCACAGTAAATCACACTGGCTGCGCACGCTGTGCGACGTGGATTTTACCCCGCCGGTGGAAGGGGAAACGCTGGAGACCCACGCGCCAAACTTCTGGCGCTGGCTCGACCGTGCCGCCGGTGGCAGACCGGAAAAACGCGACGTGATACTTGCCGCGCTGTTTATGGTGCTGGCGAACCGCTACGACTGGCAGCTCTTTCTCGAAGTCACCGGTCCCGGCGGAAGCGGTAAAAGTATTCTCGCCGAAATCGCGACCCTGCTCGCCGGAGAGGATAACGCCACGTCAGCCGATATCGACACACTGGAAGACCCGCGCAAGCGCGCATCCCTGACTGGTTTCTCGCTAATCCGTCTGCCTGACCAGGAAAAATGGAGCGGTGACGGGGCAGGACTCAAAGCCATCACCGGCGGCGATGCGGTCTCAGTTGACCCGAAATACCAGAACCCGTACTCAACACATATTCCGGCGGTGATTCTGGCCGTGAACAATAACCCGATGCGCTTCACTGACCGCAGCGGCGGTGTGTCACGCCGCCGGGTGATTATTCATTTCCCGGAGCAGATTGCCCCGGAGGAACGCGACCCGCAGCTCAGGGATAAAATTGCGCGCGAGCTGGCCGTTATCGTGCGCCAGCTTATGCAGAAATTCAGCGACCCGATGGCAGCGCGCACTCTGCTCCAGTCGCAGCAGAACTCCGATGAAGCGCTCAGCATCAAGCGTGATGCTGACCCGACGTTTGATTTTTGTGGCTATCTGGAAATGCTGCCGCAGACCAACGGGATGTTGGTAATGGTGCCAACTTACTGATTTAGTGTATCATGGTGTTTTTGAGGTGCTCCCGTGGCTTCCATCTCCATCAGTTGTCCCTCCTGCTCAGCTACTGAAGGCGTGGTGCGTAACGGTAAAAGTACTGCCGGACATCAGCGCTATCTCTGCTCTCACTGCCGTAAAACATGGCAAC